GTGACTTGATATTCGCACCCTGTATTGTCAAGTCCTGGATGCTCAAGGTACGCCTTGACGACAGCTAAACTTTGAGGGCGCCACCCATTATCTTACGATCCACATCCTTCACACTCAAATGGGGAATCATCTGGTCTACTAGCCATCATTACAACTTCAGGTGTTTCTTCACTTATAATTGTATTTTGAGGCGTAGTATATGTTGTTTGTTGTTTTGGCTGTGTTTCAGCAACAGGTTTTACTGTTGATGTATCTAAACCTAAACCTTTAATTGGATCAACGGCAGATCTTGTTCTCAAATAATACATACCAGTTTTAAGACCTAATTTCCAACCGAACAAATGAGCAGCAAGTACTTTAGCTTTTGTTGCATTGTCGATGAATAAATTCATTGACTGTGATTGATCAATAAAAATACTTCTGTTAGCGGCCATTTGTAAAATTCTCTTTTGAGACATTTCCCAAACAGTTTTATAAACTTCTTTAATCGGTGTAGGGATTTCTGGGATGTTTTGAATAGAACCGTTTTCAAGAATTAACTTCTTTTTCAATTCTTCATTCCATAAGCCTAAGTTCATTAAATCCTTAACCAAGTGTTTGTTTACAACAATAAATTCACCACCTAATGTTCTTCTTGAATAAAGATTTGTTGTAAATGGTTCGAACGCTTCATTGTTACCTAAAATTTGCGCAGTTGATGCCGTTGGCATTGGTGCAACAAGTAATGAATTTCTAACACCATACTTTACAACTTCTTTTCTCAAGGATTTCCAATCCCATCTTCCAGACATATCTTTATCTGTCTTACCCCACATTTCGTATTGGAAAATACCTTTTTCTATTGGTGAACCGGAAATAGATTCATATGCCCCAACTTCTTTTGCAATATCTTTTGATGATGTTACTGCAGCAAAATAAATTGTTTCAAAAATTTCTGTTTGTAATTTATCTGCCTCTTCACTTTCAAAAGGTAGTGACAACATGCAGAACACATCTGCTAATCCTTGTACACCCAAACCAACTGGTCTATGTTTGAAGTTAGATCTTTTAGTTTCTTCTGTTGGGTAAAAATTCAAATCAATAACATTATTTAAATTCTTAACAACTTGATAAGTGTATTCAAATAATAATTGATGATTAAATTCACCATCTAAAATATATTTTGGTAGGGCGATAGAAGCTAAGTTGCACACCGCTTGTTCTGTTGGTGAACTATATTCAATGATTTCAGTACATAAATTTGAGGATTTAATTGTACCTAAATTCTTTTGATTTGATTTATAATTAGCAGCATCTTTATATAACATGTATGGTGTACCTGTCTCAATTTGTGCTGTTAAAATAGCGTCCATAAGTTTTCTGGCTTTCATCACCTTTCTAGCTTTACCTTCTGACTCATATTGTTCGTATAAACGAGTAAATGCTTTGTCTTCCGGTGTATCGTATGCATCAGAAAGTCCTGGTGCTTCGTCTGGTGAAAATAATGACCAATCGCCATCAGATTCAACGCGCTGCATAAACAAATCTGGTGTCCACATAGCTAAGAATAAATCTCTAGCTCTCATTTCTTCCTTACCGTGATTCTTTCTTAGATCGATGAATTCCAACACATCTGAATGCCATGGCTCAAGATAAATTGCAAAAGAACCTTTTCTTTTACCGCCTTGATTAATCCAACGAGCAACTTCATTGTAGGTTTTCATCATTGGTAATAAGCCATCTGACATACCTCCGGTACCTTTAATATAAGCACCTTTAGCACGAACATCGTGAACATGTAGACCAATACCGCCAGCCCATTTAGAAATTTTCGCAACATCTTTGATTGTATCAAATAATCCATCGATATCATCACCTTTGTTTCCAATTAAGAAACATGATGACATTTGTGGTCTGCGTGTTCCAGCATTAAATAATGTTGGTGTTGCATGTGTATAAAAATGTTGTGATAAATCGTCATAAATTCTCAATGCCATTTGGACATCACCATTGCAAATACCAACAGCAACTCTCATATACATGTACTGTGGTCTTTCAACTGTTCTTTCGCCAATCTTTAAAAGATATGATCTTTCTAAAGTTTTAAAACCAAAATAATCAAAATCAAAATCTCTTGTAATGTTGATTGCACCGTCAATAATTTCTTTATTGTCCATTACAAATTCATACACTTCATCAGAAATTAATGTTGACTCTTTACCAGTCTTTGGCTCAATAAAAGAATGTAATTCTTTAATAGCCTGAGAAAACTTCTTTGGTGTTGTCTTGTGTAAATTTGTGACAGCTAATCTTCCTGCTAATTTTGCATAGTCAGGATGTGTTGTTGTCATAGATGCTGCAGTTTCTGCTGCTAGTACATCCAACTCTTTAGTTGATATTCCATCATAAATTCCTTGAGTAACTTTAAGTGTAATAAATGTTGGGTCAACATAATCCATATTAAGATCATCACATAGAGCACTAATTCTTTTAGTGATCTTGTCATATCTCATCTCTTCTAACGTTCCATCTCTTTTTAGTACTTTCATCTCAAATTATATTTTTAAAATTCCAAATCACCAAATGCTGATTCTAGATCTTCTGCTTCTGCAGTTTTATTAACACCCGCTTTTTGATATTCAGCAACTCTCTTTTCAAAGAAATTTGTTTTTCCTTGTAGAGCAATATTTTGCATAAAATCAAATGGGTTTTCTGAATTGTAAACCTTAGGAACGCCTAAAGCAACTAATAATCTATCTGTTACAAATTCAAGATACTGCGCCATTAAATCTGAGTTCATACCAATAAGTCTTACTGGTAAAGCCTCAAGAATAAATTCTTTCTCAATTTCTAAAGCACCACAGATAATATCTTTAATTTGCTTTTGTGATAGTTTGTTTTCAATATGATGATTGAATAGGTGGCACGCAAAATCACAATGCATACCTTCATCACGAGAAATCAATTCGTTAGAAAAAGTTAAACCTGGCATCAAACCTCTTTTTTTCAACCAGAAAATTGCACAGAATGACCCAGAGAAAAAGATACCTTCAACCGCAGCAAAAGCAATAAGTCTTTCAACAAAAGTTCCTTTTTCGATATATCTTAATGCCCACTCCGCCTTTCTTTTAATAGCAGGAACAGTTTCAATGGCATTAAATAATTTATTTTGTTCTTCCTTATCTTTAATGTATGTGTCAATTAACAATGAATAAGTTTCACTGTGTATATTTTCCATCATAATCTGAAAGCCATAAAACATTTTAGCTTCAGTGTATTGGACAGCGTTAACAAAATTCATTGCAATATTCTCATTAACAATACCATCAGATGCTGCAAAAAATGCTAATACATGTTTAACGAAATGCTGTTCGTCTGCGTTTAATTTATTCTCCCAGTCATAAATGTCTTGCCCTAAATCAATTTCTTCAGCAGTCCAAAAACATGCTTCTTGTTGTTTATAAAGCTTCCATAGGTCATGGTGCTCGATTGGGAAAAGGACAAAGCGTCCGGGATTGTCAACTAGAATCTTCTCGGTCATAGTGTTTGTTTTTTTATTTATTTAATAATTCTTTTTGTGCTAGATATTCGTTGTAGATTTTGTTCTTGCGCTGCTTTGCTTCTTCTTCCTTATCGGTTTTAAAGCCAAGCAAAGTATTCTGATGGTCAACATCAATTTCAAGAAACTCGTTATTGAATTTGCAGTTATTGAATACAACACCATCTTTACCAATTCTGGATTTCAATAATGTTAATGTTGCAAGATTCATTTCTTTTTGTTCAATTGTTTTACCAATAGACAATACAACGTGCCCAATTTGGGCCTTTTTGATAGATCCACCCATTTGATCTGTTGTTACTACTTCGCTCTTAATAGATTCTCTATTACCTTGAGTAGCAGTCCATATTGCGATATCAAATTCAGATGTCATAGCTTCTAATTGTCTCATGATTGCACCATCTCCCTTCCACTCTTCATTATAATTTGTCTTCTCGGGAGTGATACAATCAACATAGTCCAAAGTTAGTAAATCTACTCTAAAACCATCTGCTTGCATCTTTCTTAATTTTGATTTAATTTCAGAAATAGTAACAGAATCACTAGGCAGTTTTAATAATCTAAGCTCGCCAGTTGAAATACTTTTTCTTTCAGTAACTATTTTTTCAACCTCTTCTGCGTGTAATGGTTGTTCTTTTGGAGAAATGCCTGTCCATATGGTAAAATGTTTTCGTTTAATGTTATTAACATTATCTTCAAAGAAAACTTGAACAACATTATACCCTTGATTAAAAGCTTCGTTAGAGAATTTAGTCAATAAAGTTGTTTTACCTGTTCCGGTTGGAGCTAAAACCACCCCAAGCTCACCTCTCCCTAATCCGCCATCTAATAAATTGTCAATACCTACAACGCCTGTTGGTATCGGTCTTCTATTGTCAGCTTGTAATGCTGAACTAATACTATCAAAGATGTCTACTACATCGTTATCACTAACACCAACTTGTAGAGCATCTTGAATTAGTTTCTCAATTTTGTGATACTCTTCAAATTCACCCTTAGCTGTTATCTCCTCTATTTTCTTGATGGTTTTCTTAAGAACTTGCTGCTTACAGAAGTTCATAGCTTTGTCCTTAATTAAAGGAATTCCACCCTGATCAATAACATGTTCTTGTATGTTCTTGATAGTATCAATAAAAGCGGTTCTAGCAGTATCTGAAACGCTTTCTGACAATATCTTTTGTTCTAATGCTGTGTAAGAAGGTAGTGTTTCGTATTTCTCATAACACTCCTTAATATTTTGCATAATGAACTTGAACCCATTATTATCAAAATAGTTTTGATCTATGACCTCAACAATAGTTTCACCGAATTTTCGGTCTTCTATAATAGTTTTTAATAGTGATATTTGATACGTTTGCCCTAAATGGCCAAAATTCTTCTCGGTCATAAAATATATAAGTTATAAAATAAAATAAATTAAAGTTCGTACTGAAGATATGTCGTTTCTGGATCGCTTACTGACAAAACTTCAGTTAAATCTGCCAAAATTCTTCTCAACTTTGGTCGAATATCCACAGCATACCTAACCTTTGGATGGTAATAGTGAGCAGCAAATATTCTTGAAATAAATACATCGTCACCTTGCTTAATTTGCAATAAAAAATACTGTTCTTCCATCTCTTTAGGATCTTCCACAACATCGTTATTCATAAAAAATCCTTGATTTTCGATTAGGTATTCGGAACTTTTTATTTTCAAATCTTCCGAAATTTCTTCACAAATATTTTTTACTTCATAATGCAGATTCATAGACTTCCTGGTATCAGGATTATAGTCCTTAACGTTAAAAAATCGCTGGCAGATAATGTTGCCGTCTAGTGTAAGTAAAAATTCAAACTTGTTTTGTTCTTGAATGTTCATAAGTCTTAGTTTTTATTTAATTTTAAATTTAATTGTATGTTTATTTTTTTCTTTAGTAGTTAATCTTAGAAAAGGATTTAGAAATTTTATCCACGCATCATCACTCTTTGGCAAAACAGTGAAAATACCATCTTCCATCATCATTTTCATAGTGTTTTTATAGGATCGACCTTCAGTATCAAGATTTTCTTTTATTAAAGAATTAACACCTTCTTTGGCTTCTTCAGTTAAAATTGGTTCATCCAAGCAAACCATTTTATTGTTTATATCAAAAAATTCGTCACCAAAAACGCCGAGCTTAGTGACCCCAGTTAAAAAGTTCTGTACCAATTTATTCTCTTTGTCTTCGGAAAATAAAAGATTACCCCTTTCTCTCGCCTCACTTAGAGTGATTTCCTTTTCCTTTATATCGGGGAAAAGTGAGATTAATCTTTTGATGCCCATATTTTTAATCCCAAAGATATTATCAGAAGGATCACCGCATAAGATTTTAACTAGTTTGACATTTTCGATCAAGATATTCTCATGATCATAATCAATTATGTCATTCTTCTTGTATACCTTTCTGTGTGATGGGTTATAGAGTGTAACATTCTCATTTACGAGCTGTGCTAAGTCCCTATCAGATGAATAGATTATCTTTTTCTCTTTAGGAGAATTTTGTGTGTAGTAGGCGATACAATCATCGGACTCACAATACTCGAATTCACCTTGTCTAACATAAAGTTCTTCCAAGTATTGTTTAATCCTAGATCTTTGCCTTTGGTATGAGAAGACTTCTTCTTCAGTCCTTGTTCTCGACTTTCTGTTCTCTTTGTAGTGATGATATATTTTCTTTCTAGATATATGACCATCTTTACCATCCCAGAATACACAGATCTTATCTAATTGATAATTCTCAAATGATCTTCTGAGCGTGTCAATAAAGTGAAACAATCCACCTATATGTTGACCTTTATAAAAATGGTTTTTTAAACCGTAGAAACCAATGGTTAATAGATTATCTCCATCAACCAATAATGTATTAGACATTTAGTCTAGTCTTTAATAGTTAAACAATCAATCTTCGTTCTCTTCTTCTGGGATTGGCTCAAACTTAAGCTCTTCAACATTATCAACTTTTTCGTCGAATAATGAACTGATATAATCTAAGTTGTCCTTTACATAATCCTCTCTAGATTTTTTCTCCTCTGCCGCTTCTTTTGCTCTCATAAATCCATGAGGTGTTACCATAATTTTACCATCACCAAATTGAATACCATTTACGTGGTTTTTCATAACCGTAATTTTGCTTCTTGTTGCAACAGTTACAGTTCTCTTGTTTTTAGTGATAGAAATTTTTGTTGTACCGGCATTTTTCTCGTTACCAAATCTGAATACTAATGTTGAATTCAACCAAATAGATTCGCCACCCTTAGCTTTGATTTTAGGCTGACCAAATGGATTATCAGGAAGTTCAACCCAAGGTTGGTTAACGATAATCAAAGTGTTTGTATGAGCCTTATCTGCTCTTCTAGAGCCAGATATTCTTTGGTTGATACCCATACCAATCTTATCAGATAAAACAGACGCATTATGTTGCTTTCCGCCTTTACCTTCCCATGTCATCTTACATGGTACAGATCCAACAGAATCCCATAGAAATAACAAGTCATATGGTAATTCACCTTTTTCCTGTAAATCAAGCATCTCGTTGATAAAATCTGTAATCTGCTCAATATATTCAAAATCGTTTCTGAAAATGAAATCACCAGAATATGTTACTTCACCTGTTGATTGATCGACATCTTTTGTTACAGGAATACCCATAATTGCAGCATGATCAAAATCAAACTTCTGCTCCGTAATTATGAAAATCGGTAACATACCTTTTTTAATACCGTCTGCAGCTGCTCCAAGTAATGCTGTTGTTTTACCTGTATCTGAGTGACCTAGAAACATATTAATATGACCTAATGCTGGGCCTGGTAGACCGGTCGCATCCAAGAATGCGTCGCCAAGATCCAAAAAACGATCTGGTTTATATGTTGTTTTACTTGAATACTTAGAAGCAAGTTGTGAAATCGAGAAGTTTTGTTTTTTTATAGCCATAATAATAATTTTTTAAAAATGGGCCATTGACGTTATCTCCGGCCCGTTGGGTTAGAATGGCAGATTTTCATCTGCATCTTCATCTTCTTGTGGATCTTCAATTGGTGTAGAAACTGTTTGTTTTTTACCAACAATCACATCTTCTCCACTTGCACCTGAAACCCATTTTTTACCTTCTGAATCCCAAGTAGGTGTTTCACCTTTTGCAACCATCTCTAAATATTCTTCTGGTTTTTTAGAATAAACATCAGACCAAGTTAACTCATCATTAACCCAACCTTTTGCCACCGTATCATCTGAGTGAAGTGGTGATGGATCTTCTGGAATGATAGAGTTAATTGTTGTGTATTCTTTACCATTACCAGATTTTGTTAATGTTAAGAACAAAGTTAAATCTCTACCTGTTTGTAGATCTGTAATATCTCCCTTCTTTTGGAATAATGGGAAAATTTTATCTAGAATACCGTCTTGCTTTGAATTGTGTTTAAATCTCCAAAACTTTGGTCCGTCTTGCTCATTATCGCGATCGATAACTTTTACAATATAGAACTTCTTAGAACGATATTGACGAGCATATTCTTTATCTGATTCAACACCAGTATTCATTAAACTCTGATACACCTCATTTAATGGAGAACGCTTACCGTCTTGTTTTGGGTCATATAATTTAACCCATTTTCCATCTACTTGAATTTCATGGAAATAAGCTTCTTTAAATGGAGAAGTTCCGTCTGCTGTAGGGAGAATTCTGATTCTGCGTTCTTCCCCTTTAGAGCCTTTAGGTAATACTGTTGTAAAATACCTTTTAAGTCTTTCTTCGCTAGATACTCTGTTGTTGTTTCCGCTTGCGGATTGTTTGCTTTTTTCGTACTGTGCTAGTACTGCATCTACTGTACTCATA